CTTATATGTGAACTTTTGGGAGATAAAAATGAAAACAATTGAAAGATTCTTTTATCTTTGTAACGGTAAAATGTGGTGTTCAAAAAGAAAAGACGGCAGAAGAAATGAATTTTGTCAAGCAAATGCTCTTGATACAGATTACTGCTATCACACAACAAATAAAGATTTTAGAAAACACAAAGACGGGAATAATTTTAAAATAATTGAAAGCGAATATGGTGATACTCATTATATTGATCACTATGAATTAGATAGTAAGTATGATGAGAATTTTTATAAGAAAAAAGTGGAAGCAAATAGAAAAGCTGAACTTGAAATATTAGAAAAGGGGAATATTGATGACTAATAGAGAATATATAGAAAGTTTTAATGATGAAGCTTTTCTTAAATTTATGTCTTGGTTTGGAAATGGAAAAAAATATATTTGTACTAATTATGCTGGACGTGATACTGATTATAAAAAGATTGTAAATTGGTATGGTGAAAAATATGATGAAAATAGTGATTTTTGGCAATTTATACAACCAACAATAGATAAAGTTTCGAATTGGAGGAAGACGATGAATGTTCCGATAGCTAAACCGTTAGACGATAGATACAAGCTTGCAATAATTGATCTAGAAAAAGATGTTAGAGATCTTGTTAATATTATGAAAGCAAAGGCAGCATATGAAAAAGGACTTATTTCAAATGATGAATTTAGAGATGTTGTTTTAAATAAAAATGAGGGAAAATATGTCTAATAAAGAAAAATACATACCAACAAATGACCTGTTAAGAAAACTTAAAAAGATAAGAAATGAAAAGAAAATAGATATAGATCCTAGAATATTCAACGCCATAAAAGACTGTGCAATTAGTAAAGATTATCTTTTAGAAAAAGAAAGAAACGGACGTTGGATAATTATTGATGTAACTGCAGATGAAGAAATAGTTGTTGCATGTAAAAGATGTAAAAATAAAAAGATTATAAAAAATCTTAATGAACTTACAGAATTTTGTGATAAATGTGGAGCTTATAATAAAGGGCGAAGTAATGCTGCATATTATATAAGTATGTTTTATTTTCCAGATACACTAAAAAGAGATAAAATTGAAAATATTATAGAAAATGAAGAGAACGGAAAGGAAATTAAAAATGTTTAAAATAGATAAAGACGATGAACTATATTCATTAATTAATGATTATAATAAATGTATTAATAATATTATAAATGATATTGAAGATCTTCGCATAGATACACATAAAAATTTAGATGTTATTGATTTGCAAAATTTAGAAGAAAAAATATCAAAAATAAACATAAAAAGAAATAAAATACAAAATAAATTTTTAAAAATATATAACTTATATACAACATATCTTTCAGATTATGTTTATACTCTTAAAGAGAAAGGAGAAGTCAAATAAACCATGCGAAATGTAAAATATATGATACATTTATGCCCAGAAAGAAAGTGGTATGTCGATGAATTTCTTATCCCAAAGATTAAAGAGCGTGGGATAGACGAAAAAGACATGTTACTTTATTTTGACGAGAGAAAAGAAGGATATCTTAAATCTTTAATGAACGAGATGAAGATATGTGCTGATATAAAAGAAGATACATTTATATGGCATTTACAAGATGATGTGTATCCAAGATCTGATTTTTATGAAAGATCTCTTAGTGTAATAAATGATTATGACATAGTTTGCGGATATTGTAATCCTATATCAAAATTTAAGGCAAAATCAGGGGAAGTTGCAAAAGAAGAGATGTGGTGGTCGTTTCCTTGCATTGGAATGACGAATTATATTTCTAAGATGTTTGTCAACTGGTGGGATGTTAATTGGAATAAGAAAAAAGAATATGAAATGTACATTCGTGAGAAGAAATTTGGTGATCAAATCTTTCGCGACTTTGTAAATAGTGGGGTTTTATCTCCAGAGCCTAAATGTTTTAATATGAGGCCAGTACTTGTACAAAGCATTGATGAAATTATTGGTGGATCTGTTATTAATAAAAGTAGGCCAAAGTTTTTTGGATCTAGTGAGACATTATATTTTGAAGAAGAGATTGAAAAAGAGTTTAGAAAAGGTGTTAAGGAGAGGTATAAGGAAATACTTAAAGAAAGGAATAAGAAAAATGGCTAGAAGTAGATTTAATTATATTTGCATAACTGAAGATAACGAACTTAAAAAATATGCGGCTCAAAGTTTAGATCAAATTATTGATGAAACTAATAATGAGTATAAAAGTATAATAAGAGAAGGTCTTCATGATGATTGGGATGAAGATTATGAAGAACTTACTTGGCATGATTAAAGTAATAGATAGAGAAGAGAAAAAACGAAGAAAGGATATTCGCACCAAAAAGTAATTTTATAGTAGAGAGTATAACTTTCAAGCCTGACGAAAGTATTACTCTTTATTTTTTTTGTCAATTATATTTTACCAAAAATGAAAGGAGAATGAAATGAGTAAATTTGGTACGGTGTTTGACAATGTTTTTAAAGTCATGTCAGATCACTCCCCGGCAATTCTTACAGGACTTGCTTGCGCTGGGGTAGTAGTGACCGCGGTGGTCGCAATTAAAGCTGGTCCAAAGATTGAAAAGATCATGAATGAACATAAAGAGGATATGGATGATCTTGAAGAAAAGTTTAACGATGAAGAGTATGCTATGAGCGAGGAGACTTTTAAAGAGTACAAAAAAGAAAAGAACGAAATCATAGCAAATACTGCAAAAAGAATTGTACCCGTTATGGCTCCCGTAGTTATATTTACTGCTGCAACAATAGTATCGGCAATAGCATCAGATAAAGTATCAGCAAAAAGGATAGCAGCAGTTTCTGCAGCATATGAGATTGCCTCTTTATCTTTAAAGAATGAGAGAGAAGCAATAAACGAACTTGTACCAAAGAAAGCCGAAGAAATAAAAGAAGCAGTTATAAAAAAGAAAATGGAGTCTACCCCAATTCCAGATGAAAAGTATATTTATTCAACTGGTCGAGGAGATATCTTATGTAAAGACGTTTATACTGGCGTTTGCTTTAGATCGTCACATGAAGAAATTGCAAGGGCTATAAATGCTGTTTCTAAGATGTGTATGGCTGAAAGTTGGGTTACCGTATCCGACCTTTATTATGAACTTGGTGTTAAAAAGATCCCGCCGATTGCAACGGATATTGGTTGGCATGATAATAATCTTGTAGAAGGATCTATACCTGCTCACATTATTACATGCTGGGACGATACTGGTACAGTTCCTGTAATTGGCCTTGATTATGAAGTAGATCCATTCTTCAAAGAAGGCGGCCGATTTCGTCACTAACGAAGAAATAGATCATTTTAGAGAATATTTAGAAACAGAAACCATAATGCCAATGGATATGGTCGATCTTTATGTGGCAGATTTTATAAACAAGAATGAACTTTTAAGAAAGTATTATATTTGGAGAGAGAATAATTATCCAGATCTGCCATTTAAAGAAAAAAATCCATATTTATCGGATAGGGACGAATGGTTAATAAGTAAAATATTAGACAATTAATTTATATGGGAACTAGCCTCGAGTGGATACTGCAATATACAAGTTCCGAGACGTTTGGCATCCTCCAAAAACTGCCAATGCCATGTTTTACGTCTTCTTAGAGTATATTGTAAGTCCACATTTAAAGGAGTTATAAATTATGACAAGGATGAATTATTTCTTTGAGGATGGTGACATAGCAAGAGATTTTTTAAATAAGTCAACAAAAGAAATAAACACTGATAAAAAACACATTCTTTCTATGTTTGATGATTTTATTTTGAATTCTTCTTTTGACGATGGAGATTATGAGATTATATTTGAGTATGATGATGAAGATCTGCTTAGAAGAGTGTCGTTTATAAATCATCTTGCAATGGAAACCAAGATAAGAAAAACAAAAAAGGATATTTTTAAAAAGTCGGCCCCATATGTAGTTGTTGCATGTCTATTCTTTTTATTAGGAACTTTTAACCATACAAGAAATTAAAAGGTATACTAATATGACTGACGATGAACTTCTAGCAATAAAAGCAAATAATCTCTTACATAAAAATTATATTTTAGATATTAAATCTGAACTTAAGGCAGAGATTGATATATCTAAAAGATGCGGAGATTATAAAAGAAAACAAGCTGCAACAAGAGCTCTTAATCTAATAGAAGCTTTTGAGTACGTCCTTGATAAAGACGGAAAAATCTATGACTAGTTATATTTGAAACTTTGGGAGATAAGTTTCACCAGATAGTATAAAAAATCCGAAAAAACAGTAGTTTTCACACGTGGCGCACAACGTATGATGCTAACAATGTCTGGGCTTTAAAGTCTCCCTATTATATTTTCGCACCAAAAAACAATTGTATATAGAGAACTATAATGTTCAGTAATAAAAATAATAAAGCAAGTTTAAATGATGAAAGGAGAAAAGAAATGAGTAAGAACAAGAACAAGGATCATGACGAGCGTATTAACGAGGTTATTAATGAAATGGTAGCTGAAAAGGCAGCAGAAAGGAGAGAAAAAGAAATGGCAGCAGAGAACGAGATCAAGGAACAGGCAAACGAAGAAGTAACGGCAGTTGTTGAAAAGAAGCCCGGATTTATTGGGTTTATGAAGAAGAACAACAAGAAGATCATCGGCGGAGTTTTATTGACGGCCGGTGTTGTAGGGGCATATTTCCTCTACAAGGCAATGACAAATGGAAGCGAGATTCCGGTGGTTGACGGAGATTTGACCGTGGACCCAGATACTGTTGATGTTCCCTTTGAGGAGGCATCGGCAGTAGTGGAAGCATAAAAAGTATAATAAATATTGGAGCGGCTAAAAAAGCGCTCCTTTATTTTTTTTTTTGTAAGGAGATTAAAACATGAATGAAGAAAATGTTAGGATTTCATCTCTCGACAATTCTTATGAAACTAGAGAAAAAAGAAATGAGATTGATAAAGATGATAGATTAACGCCGATTGTTAAAAGAAGTGATGTTATAGTTAAAAAAGAAGGAGTAGCAAAAAAAGTGAAAAAAGCATTCATATCGGAAGATGCAAAAGATGTTGGATCTTATATTTTGTTTGACATTATTGTTCCTGGTATAAAAGATGGAATTTTTGCAACTCTTGAGAGAATGTTTTATGGCGGTGGATCTTCGTATTATTCAAGAAGAGATGATAGAGACTCATATTATGGAAGAGAACGTACATCATATTCTTCTTATTATAAAAGAGGCGGGTCTTCCAGAAGAGATAGAGACAGGGATTATTATGATGATGCAGACCGCAGACCAGGAAAAGTTGATTACAGAAATATAGTTATAAGAATCCAGGGACGAAGCCAAGAAGATGTAAAAGAAGCAAAAGAGAAGGCCGAAGAAATTGTAAGGACTCTTAGAAATTATATTCACGATTACGATTCGGTACCTGTTGCCAGACTTCTTGATCTTATCGGTGTTGCAGGAGAGTATACTGATAATAACATCGGATGGACAAGAGAATCAGATATTGGCATGAAGAGAGTACGAGACGGATATTTGATTGATGTTCCTGAAGCTGAATGGATAGTATAGGAGTAGAAATGCATAAGGAAGAATTGATTGAAAAGTTTAATGATATATTTTCTTTTTCTGTAACCGAATGCGAAAGGCTTGATGCACATTCTATACTTATAACGATTTCTGATATTGAAGGCGTAGAACTTATATTTACATGGTATAATGATCATTCTTTTAAACTTGAAACAAAATAAGGAGAAAACATGGAAAACGAAGAAATGCTGGATATTTATATAAAAGAACTCGGTGAAAAAATTGGAGAACTATTTGCAGAGGGGTTTATAAAAGGCGCTATGGAAAATTTAAACAAAGAGGATTCAAAAAAGGAGGAAAATTAAATGAATTATGGTAAAGTAGCATTATATTTTTCAGTTGTTGCATGTGGTGTTTGTGGTTTTATAGCGTATAAGGCTTATAAAATAGGTAAGTCGGTTGATGCCACAATAGATAATATTGCAGAAAAAATTCCTGTTTCAATTGAAAAGGATATTTTGGAAAAAGCAACAAATGAAGCAGTAAAAGCAGAAGTTTCAAGAAGAGTGGCTTTTGCATCTGAGACCGTATATTCTAATGCAAAATCTGAAATTAGAGCTGCAGTTGAAAAAGAAGTAGAAAAGGAAAAGAAGAATTTAAGTGATGATGTCAGAAAAGAAATTGATAAAAAGATTGCGAAGATAGATATTAGTGATCTTAAAGAAGAAGTTATATCAAATGCTAAGGATAGAGTTGCTGAAAAGTTTGATAGCGATCTTCAGTCAATTCTTGATAAGTATAATAGTGATCTTTCGAACATTTCAAAAATATATTCGTCAATAGCAAATTCTATTGGCGGATCAAATAGTGGAATAAAGATCGTAGCAAACTAAAATAGTTAAAAGTTAAGGAGGAAATATGGATATTTCAGGAGCATTTTCTGGATTTAAACGCGTAGTATCTGAAAACTCGCCCAAGATTCTTCTTATTGGCGGTCTTATAAGTTTTGGAGCAACAGTTGTTCTTGCATCCTATGAATCAACGAAGCTTTCAAAAATTGTTGACAAGCATAAAGAAGAAATGGATAAGATAAATAATTATATTGAGGAACACGATGGCGAGACAGATGAAAACGAAGAAGTAGAGTATTCAATAGAAGATTCAAAAAAAGATAAGTTTATTATAACTTGTAAGACTGTAACGGATATTGTAAAACTTTACGCGCCGGCCTTTATTGCGGGGGTATTTACGGTTGTTTGCTTTCTATCCTCATATAAAGTGCTATCTACGAGGTATTTTAGAGCCTCAGCTCTTGCTTGTTCATTATCGGACGCCTTCCTCGCATATAGGAAACGAGTCAGTGATGAACTTGGAAAAGAAATGGAAGAACATTTCTATTATGACACAGATAAAATAAAGATAACAGAAATCGATCCAGGAAAGAAAAAGCCCATTGAAAGAGAAGAAGAGATACTTAGGGATTCTAATAATATTCCTATTTATGCAAAGTTTTTTGATGAGGTTAATCCTAATTGGACAAAAAATCCTCAGACAAATCTCTTTTTTCTTAAAGGCATGCAGACAAGAGCCAATGACTTATTTCAAAGAGATGGTGTCCTTCTTTTAAATGATGTGTATAGGATGCTTAATATTGAAATTACTGAAATTGGTAACGAGGTTGGTTGGTTTAAGAAACATGGCGACCAATTTGTCGATTTTGGTATATTTGATGGTTCTTGTGAAAGAAAGAGGGCGTTTGTAAATGGTTACGAGCCTTCTATTCTTTTAAACTTTAATTGCTCACCTAAAAAAGATGGTGATATAGCAAGATTTTAAACTAAATATTATATTTTCTCTTTAACTTTTAAAAAATTTCTTATTAGGGTGGTTTTATGGTCGCACTTAAAATCACCCTAATAAAAATTTGCAAACAGGAGGATTTTTATGAATACACATGGATATTTTCTTACAGGTGCTATAGTTGGTGTGGCAATCGGATTTGGCGTAGGTTATATTTTTTGTAAGAAAATGGCAAAAAGAGAAGAAATTTTTATAGAAGATAATAAAAATAAAGTAACAGAAGAGGAGGATGACGTTTCAGAAGAATTTAAAAGAAATGTTGATACTAAAAAACTTAGTGAAATAAGAGAAAAACTTATAAAAAATTGGGATAAACCGCCACTTCCTGTTTCCGAAGAAGAAATGGCTGAAAATACACATCCAGTTGATTCTGACGAAGATGAATTTGGGACGGATATTTTAGAAGAAACTAAAGACAACGAAGAAGAGCCATCTGATAGTCCATTTACAGGCTCTATAAGGGCCCTAGAAGAGCGTGAGAGAGACGAAGATAAACTTAAGGATATTCATCATAAACATCAGAAAAATCGCTCTAAGAAGCCAGAAATAGTCTCAAAAGAGTTCGTAGAAGATAATGAGGACACTTTTGATAAAGAAGAGTGGATATTTTGGGTAGAAGATGGCGTTGTAACTGATGAAGATGAGAATATTATAGACGATTACAGGCGTTTTATTGGTAATTTTATTGACGAAAGTGGATTTAGATACAACGAAGAAGATGAACTTATTATATTCTCGCACGAATATGCCACTATTTACGAAATTACCAAGTATTTTAAGAAGTATAGCGACTCTCATTTGCTTACCGGGGACGGAATAAATGAGAAATGGGTGAGGAGAGAACAAGAATATGAAGGAGACGAGACCTAAAATATGGTATGATTATGGAGATTGGCTTATAAAACAGATAAAATTTGATAAAAAAAGATATTATAAGCTTATAAAACATCTTCATGATATTCCATTTGAATGGTCTAAAGAAGTAGATTTTGACGAAAATAGAGCTATGGACGGCACATATAACAGGTATTATTTCTTTAAGGAGATTGGAATTAGGGATTCTGACTTCAATTTTCCTTGTAGTATACTTGAAATGCTTGTCGGATTTAGCTTAAAAATAGCTATAGAATGGCTCGGATACAGCGAAAATGACATGGATGATCATTCGGATTGGATATTTTGGATGTTTTTGAAGAATTTAAAGCTAAATTTACTTGATGATGAGCACTATTCTGATAAAAAATGTGACGAAATTATAGGTAAATTTGTGCTTAGAGAGTATAAAAATGATGGAATTGGATCACTTTTTCCTCTAAAAAGGGCAGTAAAAGACTATAATAAGATAGAAATTTGGAAGCAAATGAACATATTTTTGACCCAATTTGACATAAAAACGGTAAATGATTTGATTGATTTTTTGTAATTTTTTGCTAAAAATTCCTTACACTTTTTAAAAACCTTACATTTTTTGATAAAAAACAGTAAAAAATGGCAAAAAATGACAATTTTTCAGGTAGTATATATTTGACAAAATGTAAAATATATTTGACATTTTTTGAAAACCTTACAAAAAAAGTGTAAGGTTTTTCAATTTTGTAAGGAAAATGTAAGGTCGATAAACCGCGTGGTTGACACGTTTATAGGCAAAACCTTACAACCTTACACTTTTTTTTATATATTTTATATATATATAAAAATAGCATAAAATAAAATCTAATTGAAAAAATTTTGTAAGGTGTAAGGTGTAAGGTTTTTATATTTGCAAAAATGTTTAATCGGAGGTTAAAATTGGGTTATGAAAAGTTTTATTGACATAAAAACAAAAGTTGAAAATTATATTGACGATAATGGAAAAAAATCTGAAATTTTTACAATTCGTCCCGATTTTGTATCTTCCGGCAAGGATATTATGATAAAAGGCGGTAAAATTTATGCTATTTTAGACAAAGATACTAACATGTGGGAAACAAATGAGTCTAGAATGATAGAACTTATTGATGATAAACTCACCGAGTATAGAGATAAAATAGCATGCGCAGATGATGATGGCATATATTTTACAAATAAAGGAAAAAAAAGAGTAAAAATGCTTTATCTTAGTTACTCAAGTAGTAATCAATTATATTTATTTAGAAAATGGATAAATAGTTTACCGCCGAATCATAACTATCACCCTCTTGATTGTGAATTTACAAAGATCGATGAAGATGTAACACCAGATATGTACAGATCAAAAAGACTTAAATTTAAAATAGCAGATGGAAACATTGATAACTATAATAAATTGATGGATACATTATATTCTCCAGATAACAGAAGAAAGATAGAATGGGTTATAGGATCTATATTTACTGGTGATAGCAAAAAGATTGAAAAGTTTCTTGTTTTATATGGTAATCCAGGATCAGGAAAAAGCACAATACTTGATCTAATGAAAGAATTATTTGACGGATATTATGAATCTTTTGTTGCAGCAAACCTTGCTGATAAAACTAGTCAATTTAGTACAGAATTTTTAAGAAATAATCCTATAGTTGCTATTCAAGATGATGGTAAGTTATCAAAAATAGACTCACCACTTATAAATGAGATAGTATCGCATAAAGAAATAGTTATAAACGAAAAGAATAAAAGTCAGTATTCAATGAAAATGAATACATTTCTTATAATGGCAACAAATGAAAATGTGGATATTCATGATACTAAGCTTGGTATTACAAGAAGGTTATTAGATGTGTATCCATCTGGCAGAAAATTACCAGTTGTAGAATATAGAAATACTGTAAATAATTTAAAGTATGAATTGGGCGCCATAGCAAAACATTGCATAGAGGTTTATGAAGAACTTGGAAAAGAATATTATTTAAACTATGTACCAGAAAAGATGATACAAAAGACTAATTATATTCGTAATTTTATTATGGACAATGCTGACTTTTTTATTAAAGATGAATACGGATATTTTACAAGAGATACTCTTTATACTATGTATAAAAAATATTGCGAAGAATCAAATATTGTATACATACAAAAAAGAATGGACTTTGGCGATAGTATGATTGAGTATTTCAATGAATTTTATACTGGACCAAAATGGATTAATGGAGCTACAAGAAGAAATTTTTATATCGGGTTTAAGAAAGATAAAATAGATGGATCAATTAATTATATTTTAAAAGACAATGAAAACAAAATTCCAGATTGGCTTAAATTTGTCGATGGCGGTATTAATAAATTTGATGTAATGTTTGGTAGTTGTCAAGCACAATACGCAAACGATAAAGAAAAGCCATATCTTAAATGGGACTATGTTGAAACTAAATTAACGGATATTGACACATCTCGTCTCCATTATGTAAGGCCTCCTTCAAATCTTATAGTAATTGATTTTGATTTAAAAGATGAAGATGGCAATAAGGATGTTGCAAGAAATTTAGAAGAAGCTTCCAAATGGCCAAGAACTTATGCAGAGACATCGAAGTCTGGTGGCGGAATACATTTACATTATATTTACAATGGCGATATAGACAAACTAAAAGCAATTTATGATACCAATATTGAAATAAAAGTTTTTAAAGGAAATTCATCTCTTCGAAGAATGGTAACAAAACACAATAATGAAGATATTATGGTTATATCTTCTGGTTTACCAATTAAGGAGGAAAAAGTGTTAAATGACGATAACATAAAAAATGATAAACATTTAAGAGCTCTTATTATAAAAGCATTAAGAAAAGAAATACCGCCGCATGCAACAAAGACTTCTATGGATTTTATTAAGAAAGTAACTGACGAAGCATATGATAGTGGATTATATTTTGACATTACTGATATGAGACCAGACATACATGCCTTTGCAAATAATTCATCGCATAATGCTATGTATTGTATAGGTCTTATGAATAAAATTCATTGGCAGTCAAAAGATGCTGAAGAAGGTTTGGCTAATGGAAATGATGGTAAAGAAGAACTTGAAACTGTTAAAAACGACGATGGGGTTTTAAAAGTAGTAAGAAATGATATTAAATGGCATGGTGAAAATATTAATGACGATGACATTATTATATTTGACTGTGAAGTATTTGAAAATCTATTTGTCATTTGCTGGAAAGTAAAAGGTCCTGGAAGAAATGTTGTTGTAATGGAAAATCCTTCTCCAGATGAAGTTGAAGAATTATGTAGATTTAAACTGGTTGGGTTTAATAATAGAAATTATGACAATCATATTTTGTATGCAAGGATAATGGGGTATAATAATTATCAGTTGTATGAACTTTCACAAAGAATTATATCTGATGATGGAAGAAATGCTAAATTTGGAGAAGCGTATAAGTTATCATACACGGATATTTATGATTTTTTGTCAGCTGGTAATAAGATGGGTCTAAAAAAGTGGGAAATAAACTTAAGAATCCACCATCAAGAAGTTGGAATACCTTGGGATAAACCAGTTCCTAAAGAACAATGGCCTCTTGTCGAAGAATACTGTTCGAATGATGTTATTGCAACCGAAAAAGTTTGGGAAGCAAATGAGAGTGACTGGCTTGCAAGATGTATCTTAGCGGATATTTCTGGTGGATGCGTAAATGATACTACTAATCAATGTACAACAAGACTAATAGTTGGAAATGATAGACATCCACAAGAAGAATTTGTATATACTGATCTTTCTACGATTTTCCCTGGATATGAATTTAATAAATATGGAATCGATAAATCTAGGTATAATGAAGGTGCAAAAATTGTTGCGGGAAAATCATTATATTTAGGAGAAGATCCTGGAGAAGGCGGATATGTTTATGCAGAACCAGGAATTCATTATAACGTTGGACTTCTTGATGTTGCATCGATGCATCCGCATAGTTTGATCGCTCTTAATTTGTTTGGTAAGAGATATACACGGATATTTGCAGAACTTGTAGAAGCCAGAGTTCTTATTAAGCACGGTGATTTTGAGGCAGCAGGAAAGATGCTGGATGGAAAATTAAAGCCGTACCTTAAAGATAAATCAGAAGCTAAAAAACTTGCCAACGCTCTAAAGACTGCAATAAATTCTGTGTATGGTTTGACATCAGCAAATTTTGATAACAAACTTAAAGATCCTAGAAATATTGATAACATAGTTGCAAAGTATGGTGCGTTGTTTATGATCACATTAAAGAAAGAAGTTCAAAAGAAAGGTTATACTGTAGTCCACATAAAGACTGATTCTATAAAGATTGAGAATATGGACGATTATATTTGCAAATTCTGTATGGATTTTGCAAAGAAGTATGGTTTTACTTTTGAACATGAAGCAACATATGAAAAAATGTGTATTGTAAACGAAGCTGTGTATATTGCAAAAGTTATGGAAGAAGATAATGAAAAATTAAAAGATGAAAAATTTGAACTTCCAAAAGAAGTATGGAATTCGTTTGATCCAATATCTGAATACACAAAATGGTGTTCAAAAAATGGGTATAGGTATTGGACTGCTACAGGAACTCAGTTTGCAGTACCATATGTTTTTAAGAGTTTGTTTGCAAAAGAGTTACCAATTATATTTTATGATTATTGCGAAACTAAACAAGTAAAATCTTCTATGTATCTTGATATGAATGAGGGCTTTGAAGATGTTACTGCATATGAAGCAGAATACAAAAAGCTTATTAAGAAAATTAAAGATAGTGCAAACGAAGAGATGAATGATGAAATTAGATCTTGGTGCGACAGAGTTGATGCTTTGGAAAAAGAAATTGAAAAAGGACATAATTATATTTTTGTTGGAAAAATTGGATCATTTGTTCCTATAAAGCCTGGGTTTGGTGGCGGATATTTAATGAGGGAACAAAATGGAAAAATGAATGCTGTTACCGGAACAAAGAAAAAAGATGGCAGCAGCGTTTATAGATTTTTAGAAGCAGAAACTTTGTTAAATTTAAGTTCTAAAGATCGTGAAGAAATGATTGATAAATTATATTTTAATGACCTTGCAAATGATGCAATAGAAACAATAAAAAAATATGGTAATTTTGACGAGTTTATAAATTCATCAAATAAAAAAGAAATAGAAGATGATTTTATGAATATTCCAGAAACTGATGAAGATTATGTTCCGTTTTAAAATGCCATAAGTAGCCAAAAATTATATTTATAAAAAGGAGGAAAACAAAATGGCTAACAATGAAAAGAAAGTAAGAATTCCGGAGTACAAAGTTGAGAATGCAAGAATTATGTTTCGAAACTTTCAGGGAAAGAAAACTGATTACAACGAAGAGGGAAACAGAAACTTTGTTTTGTTTGTTCCTGAAGAAGATGTAGATTCTCTTCTTAGTTATGGATGGAACGTAAAGAGACTTAAACCCAGAGAAGATAATCCTGTTGGTCAGCCTTATCTTACAGTTAAGGTTAAGTATGGTCCTTTGCCGCCTATTGCGGTTCTTATTACATCTAGAGGAAAGACTAGACTTGATGAAGATACTATTGGTCAGCTTGATTGGGCGAGAATAAAGAGTGTTGATCTTACAGTTCGTCCTTATCAGTATCCGCCGTCAAATATTCGTCCTGAGGGTGGAGTTAGTGCATATCTTAAAAATATTTATGTTACTATTCAGGAAGATGCTCTTGAAGAGAAGTACGCGGATATTCCGTGGAACGATGAACCTATGAGAGAAGAGCTTCCGTTTGATGAATAAATTATATTTTAAAGAATAAAGGAGAACAACGATGATAAATCTCAGAGACTATCAGATCGAAGCAATTGAAAAAATGCATAATGGTTCTATTCTTTGTGGGTCTGTTGGCTCTGGGAAATCCAGAACCGCCTTGGCATACTTTTTTACAAAGGTATGCCTTGGTGATCCTGGAATTAATCGTCCGCATGTTTTTGTAAAACCAAAGAATCCAACAGATCTTTATATTATTACAACTGCTAAAAAGAGAGAAAGTTTAGAATGGGAAGGAGAATGCGTTCCTTTTTGCTTAAATAAAGATACAGATATTTCAGTTTGTAAGATAAAAGTAACTATAGATTCATGGAATAATATTAAAAAGTATAAAAAAGTTGTTGGGGCTTTTTTTATATTTGACGAACAAAGAGTTGTCGGACGAGGCGCTTGGGTTAAAGCGTTTCTTGATATTGCAAGAAAGAATAAATGGATTTTACTTTCTGCAACACCTGGTGATCAGTGGAGCGATTATATTCCGGTTTTTATTGCAAATGGTTTTTATAGAAATAGAACCGAATTTGGAACGGAGCATATAGTTTATTCCAGATTTTCAAAATACCCAAAAATAGAAAAGTATTTAAATGAGGGAAAATTATTAAGGTATAGAAATAAGATTTTAGTTACAATGAAAGACGAAAGAATAACAAAAAGACATTATATTCCTATTTGGTGTTCGTATAATAAAGATAGTTATAAGAAAGTGTTTGTTGATAGATGGAATATTTATGATAAATGCCCAATCGAAGAAACTGGAAAATTATTTTATTTGATAAGGCAAGTAGTTAATTCAGATCCTTCAAGATTAGAAGAATGTATGAAAATTTTAAATGAAAAAGATAAAGTAATTATATTTTATAATTTTGTTTATGAATTAATGCTTCTTAAAGATTTGTGTGAAGGACTTAAAATAGAATATGCTGAATGGAATGGGCAGGTTCATGAAGAATTGCCAAAGACAAAACGCTGGGTTTATCTTGTTCAGTATTCTGCCGGATGCGAAGGATGGAATTGCACAACAAGTGATACTATTATATTTTACTCACAAAATTATTCGTATAGAATGACCGAGCAGGCCGCTGGAAGAATCGATCGAATGAATACAAAGTTTGTAGATTTGTATTATTATATTTTAAAATCAAAGTCGCCGATCGATTTGGCAATAGCAAGAGCATTATCAAAGAAGAAAAATTTTAACGAAAAGTCATTTTTAGCTTCAAATTGATTCGCACACAAAAACAAGATTATATGGAGAGGAGACGATAAGATGGTAAGTGACTACGTGTCACTTTGGTTTTAAAACCATTTTTATTTTTTTTTCGAGGATATTTTATGAAAGAGAATGAATATCAATCGGGCCTTATAAAAAGGATAAAAGAACGATTTCCAGAATCAATTATATTAAAGAATGATCCTAATTATAAGCAGGGTATTCCCGATTTAACGATCCTCTACAAAGATAAGTGGGCGACTCTTGAAGTGAAGAAAGATGAAAAAGCAAAGCATAGACCAAATCAAGATTTTTATGTTGATAAAATGAATGAAATGTCTTTTTCAAGAATTATATTTCCAGAAAATGAGGAGGAAATTTTAGATGCTTTGGAACGATCATTCAAGAGACATACCAAAAGGAAGTCATGCATTCCTGGGAGCAAGTAAATATTCTTGGCTTAATTACACAGATGAAGATTTAAAAGATGCATGGATGAGATCTTACGCAAATTCTATGGGAACAGTATTACATGAACTTGCGGCATCTTTAATAACACATAATATTAAAATAACATCAAAAGATACTCATATGGTTTTATTATATTTACTTGAAAACGATATTCCAAGAAGCGTTATAGATTTAAAACGAATAATGAATAATTTAATACCATATGTTTCAGATGCTATTGGATATAGAATGATTGCTGAACAACCTCTTAAATATTCTGATAATGTTTTTGGAACGGCAGATTCAATTATATTTGATGAAAAGAAAAGTTTGCTTAGAATTCATGATTATAAATCTGGAATTACACCAGCACATTTGGAACAATTGGAAATTTATGCTGCATTATTTTGTTTAGAGTATGAATTTAAACCGGGCGATATAAATTTTGAACTTAGAATTTATCAGAATGGCGATCAATTAATAGGAACTCCAAAAGCAAACGATATCCTACCCACGATGGATAAGATAGTTATATTTGACAAGATGTTAAATAGTTTTAAGGAGGGTTGATAATGGAAAATTATATTTGCCATGAAGGGGTTGGCCATTTAGACAATCCTCCCGGAAGGGGTTCTGGTAGATATGCTTGGGGGTCTGGGGAAAATCCTGGACAACATCAAGATTCATTTAAAGATAAAGTTTATGATTTAAGGAAAGATGGTTTAACTGATAGCGAAATAGCAAAGATTCTTATTGGGCCACATGCAACTGGTAGCGATGTACATACAAAAATAACTATTGAAAATGAAAGAGAGCGATCTGGTAATAGAGCGAGAGCTTTAAAGCTTTATGATGAATGTAATGGGAATGTATCAGAAGTTGCCAGAATTATGTTTGGAGATCCAAAAAAGGAATCAAGTGTTAGAAAGCTTCTTGATCCAGTGATCGCCGAAAGACACGAACGATATCAAAATACTGCTGATTATTTAAAAGATAGAATAAAGAAAACTCCTAGCGGCGTTATAGACGTTGGCTCTGACCAAGAGATGTATTTGGGTGTTAGTGAACAAACAAAAAAAGTAGCTATAAAAATGCTTGAAGATGAAGGATATACTTATACATGGGTTACAATTCCTCAAGCTGGTACACAATTTGAGACTACCACAAAAGTATTGGCAGCTCCTGGAATGAGTTGGTCGGATATTCAAAGAGCTAAATATGAAATAGGAACTATTAAAGATTTTACACCTGATGAGGGAAAAACATTTTGGACACCGGAGTATCCTGCAAGTTTTGATTCAAAAAGAGTTTATATTCGGTATCGTGATGAGGGTGGAAAAGATAGAGATGGTACAATAGAACTCAGACGAGGTGTAGATGAAGTTTCTCTTGATGGCCCATTATATTCGCAAGTTCGTATTGCGGTTGATGGAAAATATTATATGAAAGGAATGGCATATTATACTGACGATATACCGGATGGGTATGATATTATATATAATTCAAATAAAAAGAGAGGAACAAAAATATTTCCTGAAAATCCACAAGAATCTGCAGTTTTTAAGTTGATGAAAGATGATCCTGATAATCCGTTTGGGGCAACAATAAAATCACCTTCAGAAAAAAATGGAGTATTAACTAGAGGCGGCCAGCATTATTATATTGATAAAAATGGTGAGAGAAAGTTATCTCCAATAAATAAACTTAGTGATGAAGGAGATTGGAATGATTGGTCAAAAAATTTATCATCACAATTTCTTGGAAAACAAGATTTAAATCTTATTGAAAAACAACTTAATTATTCGATCCTCGATAAAAAGGCCGAGCTTGAAAAAATAAAGAGCTTAACAAATCCTGTTATAAAACAAAAAATGTTAGACGATTATGCTAGTCAATGCGATTCAAATGCATCAACATTAGCTGCAAAAGGTTTTAAAGATTCGGCGTTTCATGTTATATTACCGGTTCCAAAATTAAAGGACAATGAAATTTATGCACCTAATTATAAAAATGGTGAACAAGTTGCGCTTATCAGGTATCCTCATGGTGGTGTATTTGAAATACCGGTTCTTACTGTTAATAATAAAAATAAAGATGCTCAAATTATATTAGGAAAGAATCCTAAAGATGCAGTTGGCATAAACGCTCATAACGCGGATATTTTGTCTGGTGCTGATTTTGATGGTGATACTGCTCTTGTTATACCTCTTACATCTAATAACATAAAGATTAAATATTCCCCACCGCTTAAAGAATTGGAGAATTTTGACCATAAGGCACTATATCGGTTACCAGATGATGCTCCTACTATAAAAAATAATACAAAACAAACACAAATGGGAATAGTTACAAATCTGATTACTGATATGACAGTTGGTGGAGCTACAAATTCTGAGATTGCTAAAGCAGTTAAACATTCTATGGTTGTTATAGATTCAGAAAAGCATCATTTGGATTATAAGCAAAGTGAAAAAGACAACGATATAATTAGATTAAAAAAGAAATATCAAGGAGTTACTGCTAAAGGAAATGCCAAGGGCGCCTCAACTATATTATCTAGAGCTAGCGCAGAAGTTTATATTGATCAACGGAAGCAAAAAGGAATTTCTGATATGACTCCTGACGAATTAAAGGCATATAAGGCTGGAAAAATTATATTTGAAAATACTGGAAAACTAGTAAAAGATTCAAAAGAAATAAAAGATCCTAAAAAAATGACTCCAACAGAACTTGAAAGATATAAAGCTGGAAAACGAGTCTTTAGAGATACTGGAAAATATAAGAGAAAACAAGAAACCGTTACACAAATGGAAACGGTTGATGATGCAATGGATTTGGTTAGAGATAAAAATAATAAAAAAGAGGTTGCTTATGCCAAGTATGCAAATGATTTAAAGAAACTCGCAATAGAAGCTAGAAAGGAATCTCGGAATATTATATTTAAGAAAGCCAGTCCGCAAGCAAAAGAAACTTATGCTACTGAAGTTAAGTCTCTTAATACTAAATTAAGAATAGCAAAATCGAATAATCCAAAAGAGCGACAAGCTCAAGCCATGGCTAATTATATTTCCAATGAAAAGTTCAAGAATCGTAGCATAGAATGGGATTATGAACATAAACAAAGAGAACGAGCAAGAGCATTGGAAGAAGCACGAGCTAAATTGGGAGCTAAAAAAGAACTTATAGATATAACTGATAAAGAATGGGAAGCAATACAAGCAAACGCAATTTCGCCGACAAAATTGAAACAAATATTGGCAAATACTAATCAAGATAAGTTTAAAGAAAGAGCAACACCAAAATCTAAGATGACGTTGACAAAGAGCGAAATAAATCTTATAAAACAAATGCAAAAATCTGGTCAATATACAAATAAAGAAATTGCAGAACGTTTGGGTGTTTCTACATCTACTGTATCTAGAATAGTGAATGAATAAAATGGATTGTCTATTATATTTGTAATTAGAGAGGTAAATATTATGGTTACTACAGATTATATGTTAACGACAATAGATAATCCGTTCAATCCTTTCACAAATTTTGATGAATGGTACAAGTTTGATATGATTAATGGTTACGATACTTGTGGTTATCTTGCTCGATTAGTGTCATTATCTAATTATATTAGTGACGAATTGAATGAGGATGAAATAAATTTAGTTATGGATAGAATTGTTGAAACTGAACCGATGCTTTATAGGAAAGTTACTAAAGACTATAAATGGTCCGGAGAAGGTATTGTTCATAAGTAATGTTTTAAAAGATTCATTATATTTGTTGTTTAAAATTAAGATGCTATTTTATAGTAAGTGTTCTTGTAATAGGGTGTTTTATTAAGGCTTGATTTAAGTTGTTTATAGATGGGTCTTAAAAAACACCCTATTATATTTGTGGTTTAAAAATTAGGTAGTATCCTAGCCCCTGTTATAGAGCATTTTTATTAAGGCTTGCTTTAAAGGTGTTTATAGAGGGGTTTTTAAAGATTTATTTATACCCCCTATTATATTTGTGGTTTAAAATTAGGCTTTTATAAAATTAAACTTTCATAAAATTAGGTAGAGTATTCTAGTCCCCTGTTATAGAGCATTTTTATTAGGGCTTGTTTTAAAGTTGTTTATAGAGGGGCTTTTAAAGATTTATTTATACCCCTATTATATTTGTGGTTTAAAATTAGGTTTTTATAAAATATGTAGTATTCTGACCCCCTGTTATAGAGAGCATTTTTATTAGGGCTTGTTTTAAAGTTGTTTATAGAGGGGTTTTTAAAGATTTATTTATACTCTATTATATTTGTAGTTTGAAAATTAGACTTTTACAGAATGAAGCATTATTCTAGAATTTCTATTATGCGCTTTATTAGAGTTTTGTTTAATTGTTTATTACCAATAAATATTTAATACATTATATTTGTAGTTATCAACCTATATGATACCTATATCCACTCCCCTTCACTTTACGTACCTCACATAGTTATGGTGATACGAATGTTAAATAACATAGTTTACATAATTAATTTATTATGCAAATTAATAATGATTCATTACAATGTATACAACCAAATAATATACCCGCCCCCCGTCTGCTTTGCATAGTATTACATTATTTTGTTGTAGATTATAGCCATAACAAATACATATGTAATTAATATGTATAATAAATTAATAATGTAAATATTTAATAGTGTAATGAATGTTTAGTAGTCTTATGCATTCTATCTGGATAATAAATATTTTGATAAACATTGGTAATTTGTTTTCTAAAGTAATTATTATTTAATTATTAAATAAAGAAAGCCTCTAAGTATTATTGTTTTTACTTTTACTGTCATCTTTATAAATGAATGACAAACTGCATTTATGGTCTTTATTATATTTGGAATAAAAAAGTTAAACTTAAACTTACAATCACGGTTACCACCATACTTGTGAAAACACATAGGGGGGGGGTCTAGAAAAACCTACCCCCTCCCAAAT